CACCACAACAGAATCCAATGGTGCGCTCAGTTTCATTTGCACAAAGAATGGAAAGCAAACCAAGCACTAGTACCGGTGAATATGATTATAATTCACTTGTATTTGATGCTGGTACAATAGCTATTATGACTGATAATTTTGTCGGACCTGCAGAATTATCAGGTCAAAATAATGCACCAAATGTACGATCAGTTTCTTCAACTGGTGCACAAAGAACATCAGCAGGTGCATCATCCGCACCACCTAGTTCATCGGGTGCTGCAAGTAGTTCCACAGCAATTAGTGATATGACACCTGGAACACAAGTTGAAACTTATGATTTTGGTGCCGCTGCAGCTCAACAAACATCATCAGAACCAATAGCAGGAGCAAGAACACCAGGTGCTGCTGGCTCAGGTTCTGCTGAAGAAGTAATGAGCTTCTTTGTTGAAAAAGGATATACAAGAGAACAAGCAGCAGGTATTGCAGCAAACATAAAATATGAAAGTGATTTTAAAACTGATGCTGTTGGTGATAGTGGCAAAGCTTATGGATTAGCACAGTGGCATCCAGACAGACAAGCCAATTTTACTAAATTTTTTGGTAAAGATATAAAACAATCTACATTTAAAGAACAATTAGAATTTATAAATTGGGAACTATCTGGACCGGAATCTAGAGCACGAAAAGCCCTTATGGGTGCCAAAACACCAGACGAAGCAGCAATGCTATTTGATAAGTTTTATGAAAGATCATCTGGTACTACAACAGCACGTAGAATGCAATTAGCTTTAAGTTATGCTCAATCAGCAGGACCACAAATGCAACAAGAGCAAAGAACTGGCGGGCAAGCTCTAAATGAACAATCATTGGCTGCTAGACCAGCTAGAACACCAATGAATATTACGGTTCCACAACCTGCGGCACAAGGTGGTAGACAATATCAAGCCATGGCATCTCAGGATGATAGATCAGCTGAGGTTCCTCTATCACAACTTATATCTTCTCTAGCTTAGGTGCACAATGAATCAGTTAAACATTAGATCCATGGCTTCAAATGAAGCATCATCCTCATTTGGTTCACCTTTGCTTTTACGTGGTCAGAGAAAAACTGAGGAACAAGCAGAAGCAGTCAATCCATTAGCATCAAAACCCATTGAAAAATATACTAAATCTTTAACTTCAATGAGTGATATTTTACAATTAAGTAATTCATTTATGCTTGATAATCTGGAACAAAATGTAAAATCAAATGAATTACTTGGTAAAATTTTACATAATATGTCCAATTCGGATTCAAAATCCATGGATATACCAGGGATGCCAGCCAAATTAAAACAAGTTGCTTCAAAGGTACCAGGCAAATATAAAATTGGATTTATTGGTGCTGCAATGGCTCTTGGTGCTATGGGCATGTTCTCTATGGCATCAACGTCGACAAGTGATAGTGAACAACCCGTGGATGTTACCCCAGAGGAAGCAAATCAAGCACAACAACTAGAAGACGTTGAACCAGAAGATATTCAACCAGTAAATAATGAATTAGAAAACACACAAGATTCAGAATCAGAGCAAGGTGCACAATCTGTTGGTGGTTTAGCTAAACCTGTAAGTTCCGGAGCGCCAGCGGTTGGTGGTTTAGCTAAACCTATAAGTTCTAGAACTCAAAGTGGATCAGCAATAAAACCAGTAGACTCACAAAGAATAAGAACACCATCTTTAACGTCACAATCAAACTCTGATGAAACACCAGATCAAAATAAAGATTTAAAAATAAGTGCTAGAAGCATAGTATTTTCATCTGATAATTTTGTTATTGATCAAGGCGATTCGGCAGGTGCTCCATCAGCAACAGGTATGTCTAAAGTTTCATTTCAGATGACAGATTCTTCTTCAATGGCAGCACCACCTGCAGCACAATTCTCTTCATCGGTTTCAGGTGCACAATCAGAGCAATCCAGTGGAGGATTAGTACCACCTGTTAATGGTAGAGTTTCATCTGGTTTTGGTCAAAGAGCAAGAGGTAATCACGAAGGCATTGATTTTGCAGTACCAGTAGGAACCCCAGTTTTGGCTTCAACTGGTGGTGTTGTTGTTTATGCAGGAGAAAGAGGTAATTATGGAAATTTGGTAACTATCCAAAGCCCAGATGGTATAGAAACTAGATATGCTCATCTTAGTGCATTAAATGTAGCAAAAGGCGATGCCGTAACTGCAGGGCAAGAAATAGCAAAATCTGGCAATACAGGTTTGTCAACCGGACCACATCTTCATTTTGAAGTAAGAAAAGGTGGTACACCAATTGATCCAAAGACAATGCTTGGCTCTGCTGCACAAACACCTGGTGGAGCAAATGAAATGCCCGGTGAACCATCATCTGGTCAGGCTCAAATGTCTGGTAGTGAAGGGCAATCTGCATCAATGGAATTAGGTGCATCTGCATCTAGCATGGGTTCTGTAATTAATGATGCATCAACCCAAAATATAGTAGCGGAATCTGCACCACCACAAGTATCAGTAAGTATGGAACAAGGTAGTCAAGAAGCACCTGCCTCAGGTATTGGTGCTATACAAACACCAATTGACCCAAATGATCCCGGGCCTGTTGGAATAGATGCTGCAACTATGAGAGAATTTTTCAGTGAATTAATGTAATAAAAAAAGGGGAGCAATATTGCTCCCCTTAATATTAGTTCTTAGCAAGATTTCGGAAGAACTCTAGATCTTCATCATCTCCACCATCAGACTGAGTCATCATTGGCTCACGTGCGGGTGCAGACTTAGCTTCCTTTGGTTCAACCCATGGGGCATCATCTTCAACCTTAGGCTTCGATGTTCGAGCCGCAGTCTTGTCCGTACCAAGAACAACTGCAAGCCTCTTGGAAAGCTCTTCATAGCTCTTGAAATTGGAAGGAGAAAGGAAGGATTGAATAGAATGTTCTTGCTTCCAGATAGTTTCCATGGCAGAATCATCATCTGCAAGTGATCCTGGTGAAGCAAATTCAGACTTATCGTAATTACGATAACCCTCAACATTTCTGATCTTGAGTTTGAAGTTTGCACCACTCCAGAGATCAAATGGGTTTAGTGGATCTTCATCCTGAAACTGTGGGTTCATAGCTTCATTAAGTTTATCAAAAATCTTCTTACCAAACTTGAATAGAAATACCTTTCCGTTATTCTCAGGATTCTGTTGATCCTGGATCACATAGATATTTGATACATAAGTTAGCTTACGCTTTTGGGCTCGGGCTTGTTTTCGAGCAGGAGACTCGTCATCGGTTGTGGAATTCCACAGACGGGAATTCATTTCACCGACAGGGTCTGTTTGACCAATAGTAGTCAGAGAGTTTTCAATATACCAGAGACCTGTTGGACCCTTGAAACCATGTTCAAAGATTCGAACAAATGGGACATCTTCATTTGGAGGAGCAGGGAGAAAACGAATAACAGCATAACCATTACCAGCCTTGTCCACATTCGGATACCAAAAACGGGCGTCACCCTTAGAATCACTCTGGGTAGAAATCTTAGCAAGTTCCTGTGTAAGCTTTTCTAGTGAGCTTTTACCAGAAGTCTTTTTTAGTGCAGAAAAGTCCATTTATATATTCCTTATATTTTGTATGTATAGTATATTTGTATATTTTTACAGAGGGTCTTACCTCTATACTTATTTATCACGAAGTAGAGAATCTGTCAAGGCATATTTTCTTTATTTTCTCAACATCGTAATGAATAAACGGTTTGGTCTTAATTATCTTTTTGTTTACATCATCCCAGATAAAATCATCCTTCATTTTTTTGCACCAATGTGGAATGCATCCAGAAATTGTAGTTAAAATAATAAGACTTTCTAATGAAAGTTTATCCGATAAAAATAGTTTTAGTAATGGAGGATGATTACCTGAAACTACTTTAAAGTTTGAATCAAAATTATCATCCAACAACCAAAGCTCAGATTCAACAAGTCTTGTTATTGATTGTGTTTTTTTGATCCATAAGTTATAGTTTTCTTGTGCCTTATCACTAACTAATTCTTTTATCCATATATCTTTGGATTTTAATAGATTAGCAAGTATAACACCGTGTGGGTCACGGTGTTTTGAAAGTTTTTCAAAGAAGAATTTATCTTTTCGCTTTTCAAATGTATCTCTTTTAGCACTAACTTTACCATTATATTTAAAATAATCATATGACTCTGTGGTAAAATGTCTTTTAAGCGCTAAATAGTCAACATAGCACTCATACGGTGTCATACTGGAAGTTGCGCTGTTCTTTTTAGAATATTAAGACTCTCAGCATCCGCTTTAATTTTGGAATGTAAAACCATATCTTTTTTAATTAAATCTGCTGCATATTCAACTTCAATATTATTGTCTTCGCACCACATCACAACAGCATCAATGTAGTTGATCTTCTTTTCACTAATAAGAACTTCAATTTCAATATTAAAGTTATTCATTTTATTCAAAATCATTTTCTAAGGTTCCCTTGGCTCTTCTATTAATATTATCAAGCATCTCATCAATTTCTGTGCCTGAATACCCATGCCTAAGAAAATTTATTCTAAAAGCACTCCTTAGCATACCTATTTCAATTTCTAAAAGCTTTTTTTCTATGTCGGGAACCAACATTTCTTAGCCTTATCAATCCAAAATTTAGCACTTAAAAAACACATTATGCAGAAAACAAATGACATAAATCCGGTAAGGGGAGCGGATAAGATTTGAATAAGTGGAATGATGCAGTATAAACTGATGACAAACCAAAGTGTTCCGAGGGTAATGTCACGTTTGGGCTTTTTTCGTGTGGCCCATTGTGCATTGTTGCTAGATCCATCTTGCATTTGGAAAACTCCACACTATACGTTGAATAATTCATGACCATAGAGATTCATAATACTTTGCAAAAAGCATCCTCCCCTTATACATTCGTTCTTGATGTTGCAATACACCTTCACGATTTACTTTAAATGTATGATTAGGCCCCTGGATCATTTTAGATAACCCACCATCCGTCTTTTCAAATTGAATATCAGATTTTCCAGAGTAATATTCAGCTTCCCAATCAAAAGTGCTTTGTTCAAAAGCCCAGATCATTTCATCTAGAACCCAATCCCATCGCTTGAAGTAATTATCGTCAACTGATCCGGAATTCTTTTCTTCTTCAGTCAATGGTTTAGCACTGGTTGACTTTAGTTCTTCTGGAACATCTACATCATCAACGCCACCTGCACTGTGTTTATTTTCTTTTAGCTGCTTTAAAATTGGAACAACTAACAGTGCAATAGTATTATCGGCTGACCATGTATCATATGGATCAACCCGTACATTGACTTTACGAACTCGATTACTATACCATTCACATAGTTTTAATAACCCTGGAATCTTTTCCAAAAGCAATCCAAAGTTATGAATATCATCATAATCTTTGTGCACATCTAATGGATTGGTTTCGTTTGGTTTATACTTATCTTTCCAAAAGAGGATCTTTTCTGCTATATGAAAAGGGGTAAGGTATCCAATATGTGGTCCGATATTTACCTTCATAATATATCCTATATCTTAAAAATGTCAATATATTTATCGGACTCTAAATGCACTACAACGAACTTTAAAGTTGCCAACAGGATTATTAATTACAGCATACTTAATATCGCCACTGATATAATCAATCACTTTAAATACTTGAGCCAATTCTTCAGTACCCCATGGAGTTTTCACCATCTCTGCTTTTCCGATTGGAGCATCTAGAGGCTTTTTGACTTCGATTTGCATTATACCACCTTCAGTAGAATTACATTTTCATTGATACGTTCCTGCAGAATAGGAAACTCTTTGAGTTCTGCAAGTGTTTTGGATAAAACCCTTTTACCACCAGACAGGATGGTTTCAAGTGTATCCTTGACTTTCTTTGATGTAAGTTTATATGTTTTGGTATCACCATTATACTTGGTAATAGTCATTCTGTCAACATCTAATCCACCACGATCAAGCGCAATAAACCTTGTGAGTGTATTATACTTAATATTGAATGCCCATAGTTCTTGACAACCAAGGACTTTTTCTGGATTGATGGAAACTAGCTTGTGTTCTTTGCTTTCACGCATAAATTTAAAATGCTTTAATTTCTTTTCTGCTGTCATGGGCTTCGGGGTGCGTTGTTGCTTTTGCTTCTTGACGTTGCCTGCATAACGATCACAATCATCCAAAATGGATCTATAAAAAGCAGCCCTTTGCTTGATCTGTTCCTTGGTTAGATGATTGAAACCCTCTTTGAGTTGAGGATTGCAATCTTTTTTAAGGAGTTCCTGCGCTTCATCAGCAATAGGTTTGAAAAATTCTGCTACTCGATTGGCTAGGGTAGGTTGAATTTCATGCTTTTCAAGCATTTCATACATTGAAATTGTATATCCACACTTATCAATTTCTTCATCAAATAGACCAATGAAGTTTGACACTTTTTCTTTGATGCGATCTTGGATATTAATTACTTTTTTAGTCTCAACCTTTTCCTCTTTCCCAGTAGAGTGCTTGAGCATTTCTACCAGCTTGAGGTTCATATGATTATATGAACGCTTGGTAAGCGGTACGCCACGAGAAAGCATACGAGCAATCCAACCGGCATGCTCAATAAACTTGTTATCCGGTACCGACTTTAAATTTTTAAGATCAATCAGTCGATTGGTATTCTTTAGATAGGTTTCTAGATATTCACGTGAATCAGATCTAGAACACATGTAATTATACCAAGATAAAGCAGAACTGTACTCTTGGTCAGTTAATTGCCTATCAGTAGAAAAAGTTGGTTCTTCACCCATATACTTGATATTAATCAGATATTGCTCTGTCCTAGTCGTCTTGACTTTGACAGACTTTTTTACCTTTAAGGACTTTGGTGTTGCTGCAGCACGTGCCATATTAATTTCCTAAATCTTCGTCAAATGTGCTAATATACTTATATAAAGTAGAGATGAAAACTTTATCCCAAATAAGCATTGCAACTTTATTTTGGGTATCTGCAGAAGTAGTATCTTGAACTTTATTAAAAGCGTGTGAATATTGACAACTACGAATATCTGAAATAACAGTTTTCATAATTTACCCATAATTTAATTTCGGGTTTGAACATAGAATTCATCACAGACTTGATCACAGACTTGAAATCTGACTTGATCACAGACTTGAAATCTGACTTGATCTTCTACTTGATCCCAGATTTGATTCCGGACTTGATCTTCTATTTGATCCCAGATTTGATCCCATACTTGAAATCTGATTTGATTCCAGACTTGACCCCTGACTTGGTTCATGACATGTCCCATATTTGATCCTTGACTTGAATCCTAGTTTCAATCGTTACTTCAGAATAAACTTTATCCAAAACTTGATCGGTAGTTTTATCCCAAATTTGATTACTAACTTGATAATAAACCTTATTATAAACTTGATGCCAAATATTAGCTAAGATCTTATCTCGAATACTATTCATGGATTCAGTACTTGACTTCGGACTTGACGGCGGACTTGATCCGAGACTTGATCCCAGACTGGATCCACGACCTGATTTCGGGTTTGTCTCTCGATTTGAACCATGACTTGTTTCATAATTTTAGTCCAGACTTGACCCCTAACAAAGCTCACAACTTGATCTTGAACATAATTCATAGGGCTTGATCTTCTACTTGATCCCAGATTTGACTTCTGACTTGAAGTCTGACTTGACCCCATACTTGACTCCTGACTTGATCACTGATTTGATTTTCTACTTGATCCCAGACATGTTCCCAAATTTGACCACAAATTTGTTCCCAGACTTGTTTCATAGGTTTTGATCTTTGACTTGACGCTAATATGGTTTATAGTACTTATTCCTCAGGGCGAAGAACTACAACATTATCACTCTGAACGGCATCATCAGTTACCAGACCACTAAATTCTAGATGACCATTGAACTCATAACCTAGACTCTTAAGCATCACTTCAACTTTTTCTAAAACAGAAAAATAAGTGGCTTCATCAGTAATGGTAAAAGTATGTTGATATGATTCACCCATTACAGTATTTGGATTTTGATTTTCAGGAAAGCGATTATAAGATAGTGTGATTTGAATATTATCCATTTTTATTCCTTAATTTAATTCAGTCAATTGATCCTTGATAGGCATCTGAACTTGATCCCAGACTATACTAAAAATACTAGATTGTTCCCAAATATAATTTACGGATTCATTGTCAATTTTAATACAAACTTGATGCCAGAGTTGTATATAGAATTTATCAAGACATTGAGTGGAAACTTTACGCATTTGTATCACAGATTATCTTCTAAAATTTTAGAATAGATTTGATCTTCTATTTGTGCTATAATTTGATCATAAATTCTATAACTTATCAAGTTTATGGATCGAGTAAATACATCTTTTTTCATTTGTTCTCTAACTTGACTTGATTATAAACTTTTTTATTCATTTGAATTTATGACTTGATCATAAACTTGACGATAGACTTGATCCCAAACTTGATTCCAAACTTGAAGTCTGATTTGATCTTCGACTTGGCGCAAGACTTGATCATAGACTTGACGCCGGATTTGACCATAGACTTGATCCCAAACTTGATCCATAATCCCATTCATAAAGGTAGTCCGGACTTTTTAGGTCCGGACCTCAAGTGTCTTAAGAAGATCAGGATCAATATCATATGTCCATGCATTAGCACCAAGTGCCGTAGTCATATCCGGTGGAACCGGAATGGCAAACTCACGACCAGTACCGCAAAGAACCTTGAGGAACTTCTCCCGACCAATCTCGGGAATATCAACCTCCAGAAGAGTACCAATCTGGGGATCTTCATCCTCATCAATTACCTTGGCGTTTAGTGCACCAAGGATATTGACCCAACCAAGGATTTCACAAGCGGCTCGACGCTGCTCCATGTTTTCCCAGGTAAGAGCCTTCTGAGCAGTCAGACTAGTCTTATCCTCAATCCATTCGGAAGGAATACGGACGCCATGCCAAGCATAGACAGCAAAACCGTCAGCATATAGAATGGCAGGACCAGTTTCACAATGGAGTCGATTGTCCTCATCCATCTTGATATGAACCGGACGATCCTGCACTACTGCAAGAGTGTCGTAGCAGGAAATCCAACCACAAGTCTTGGCAACAGCCCAGAGACCGTCAAGCTTACCCTCAAGATCAATACCAACTTCATTCTGCATGAAGTCATAAAAGGAAAGCCAAGCGGCCTCATGAGAGCCGTATACACAACTCTCCGTAACCGATCGGCTACCTAGAAGCTTCTTAGCATGCAGAGGACCGTTAGCAAACACGATCTCATCAGGTGCGTTAAGACCACCGCACTTATACAGAAGTTCTACAGCAGCCTTAGCTGCATCTGGATCAACTCGGTCGGTGGAAAGACCGATCTTGATCCACTTGTCACGATACACCTCGAGCTGAGCGGTCTGTTCTGCAGTAAGCTTGTCGATCTTCTTCATAATATAATTCCCTTTTATGGATTCACAGAGTAAGAAAGATTAGTCCTGAGCCCGACGGAAACCCTCGGCAACATATTCACGCTGGCGGCGAACAGTATAGTTACCAGGAGGAACCAGAAGAGTCTCGTGGGTATCAAAGGTACGAAGATGATTGATCTCTGTAGGAGCCTCAACGGAGAGGAACATCTCATAAAGATCAACGTCCTTGGTACCAGTAGTCTTGTAGGCGGTTACACGGTCGGCAACCATCACGTGGTCATGACCGGTTTCGGAATGTGCAACCACAATGTGGTTACGGTCATTTGGTGCGAGGCGCTCGACATTTGCGGGAATATCATTAATCCGCAGAATGATGAAATCGCCCTGGGCAGCCATACGAGTAAAAGTTTTCATAGTTGTTTTTCCTTGTGTTTTTCAGTTGTATAGAGATGACTTCAGTTGTATAGAGATGACGCTGTCTATTAGTTCACCAATGCCACAACACCACACAACACAAATAGTAGAAGTGATGCCAACAGCACAGAATGAAATTCGCTCATATTATTTTAGTCCTTTTCTATGTTTTGATAAGTTACTTATATATCAGGTAGTAAGTTTTGTCAACCGTTTTTTTAGGCGTTTGCCATTTCGATGGCAGTCTCTAGCGCCCGGGTCTTCATGTTACGACCATTGCCGTACCAAGCAGAGGTTAGACGAGAGTCTTGAGTGCGACCCATCAGATGATCAGCAGTATAGGTCACCGTATTGAAGAGCTGCCAGAAGGATCCACGAGCAAAGTCTGCACCGGGCTGAGTATCGACCACGGACAGAGCAACCTTAGCATTCTTGCTAAGTTCCTTCTTAGCATCCGGACCACCAGCAACAGGGAACACACGCTTGAAGTAGTCGACCATATTCTCGTTGGTGTAGCGCTTGGTGCCGAGGAAAGCAGCCATTTCCTTATACTTAGCAAGCTTCTCTTGAGCAATACCAAGCATGAGCTTTACGTTGTCACCGTTGAACTCACGGCGATGACTAATCTTGACAAAGCGCTCGACCTTGGTGTTAAGAGAAAGCGTTAGGGTGTTATTGCAGACCACACGAATCGGAGTGAACCGAACGTCAGTGGAGAAGCCATACTTGTGGAAGTTGGTGAAGTGCAGATACGATTCGACCTCATCACCACCGAACAGGTCAAAGCCGTCCTTGACCTTAGCCAGAGCCCAGACAATCTGACCATCAGCCAGAGAGCCAGCGGTGTGCATTTCCATGTCACCCTCGGCGATGAAGTCGTTGAAGAATTCAAACGCTTCAGCGTTCTGCACCGGATTCCAGTCGTTCGACACGATGTCTAGAATCTTGTTGTCACTCTTACGGACAAGAGCCGAACGACCCACGTCGATGTTCTTACCACCGACCTTAGCATAGGCCTTGATCTTCTCAACTTCCCAGTTGATACCAGCAGCCTCAAGCATCTGATCTGGAGTAAGATCAGCAGGAACCTCACGGCCCAGACCATGCCACGGGGTTTCACCCACATATGCCATCTGAGCCTTGCCGTCAACCATTTCAATGTTGTGAGCCATTTTTAAGTCTCCGTGTTTGTTTTGATAGTAGGATTATATCTTAACTAGGTTTAAAGTCAACCACTTTTTTCGGTTTTGAAGCCAGTGATAGGAGAGAATCCAGCAAGGACTTCACCCTTCTCGGTCATCAGCAGTGCCTCAAGGCATGCCCTCTCCATATAAGTCAGAGCTTGTTCCTTATTGGAAAAGTCCTTAGTATAACCAAAGTTGGTAAAACTAACCAGATACATCATTCTATCTCCATCAAGACTTGATAACAGATTTCATTCCAGACTTGATTATAGACTTGATTATAGACTTGATCAAAGATTTGATCCTGGACTTGATTCAAGGCTTGATTATAAACTTTTTTATCCACTTGACCCATGACTGAACCCAAGACTTGATTCTTAACTTTTTCCATAACCTTATACCATCATTATTTGGTCACTAACCATTATACCAGGTTATGGAAAAAAGTCAATAGGCTTATGCACCGACAAAGCGGGAAATCACCGAGACTTCCTCTGAGGTCAGCTGAGCCTCAAACGGCCCTTGGTGCGCCAGACGGTCGGCGGCCCGGGCAACCTCATTAGAGGCCACATCGTCCTTGGTGGTCTTGGCGAAGGCGTACATACGGGACAGAACGGTCGAGATATCCATGTTGGTAGTCTCCTTGTTATAACTTAACTTATATCTTAATCTGGAATTAAAGTCAACCCACTCAGTCGAGATAGGACGGCTTTTCCGTCCGGCTCCACTTCTTATGCTTCTTGCGGCCGGGAGCACCGTCGTAGTACCCATCGGTGCCGAACGATGTGGAGCCGTACTCCTCAAGATTGGTCTTCCGCAGATCGCCCTTGCGGTACTTGTCACGGGAGGTGTGGTAGCGCCCATCGGATGCCATGGTCACGTTGGTCTTGGCCTTGTCGCCGGAAAATTCGGTCATTGTAGGTCTTTCGTTGGTGTTGTTGGTATGACTTAACTTATATCTTAATCTGAGATTAAAGTCAATAGGTAATTTAGCGAGGGTTGTAAATTTTGTCAAAAAGATCTTTGCCGAGAGCTTTTTTAGCATCACGCTTGGTATAGATATCAATCTCAGTTACATCATGACCAAGATCTTTAAGCACACGAATGGCGTTGATTCTAAAGTAACTGCTATAAACTTTGGGTTCTTTACCATCGGCCATAACCACATACACTTTATAGTCAAGGTTACCATGTGAGAAAGATTTGTTTCTGAGGTCATAGACCGTGATGGTCATGTTCGTTTCCTTCATCATAGTCTCTTTATAACCCCATATGAGATAAAAGTAAACCCCTGCTTTGTCAATGGGTTAGGCTTAAGTCATTGATATGATTGAGGAAAAAAATTGCATTTTTTTGAAAAAAGTTTGAGTCCTAATGATATCAATGGGTTAGGATGGCAACCGTGCTCTAGTCGTGCTAGGTGGTCCTAGCGGTATGATAACCCATCCACAGTGGCTTAGACTGCCGAGAACCGTCGTGAGCACCTAACCCATTGATATCATTGACTTTTATAAAACTGCTAACCTATTGAAAAGATTAGGTTTTACCATCTTGAGTGCGGTGAGCAGGTCCATGACCGATGGTCGATCGAAAAAAGTTTTGGTGCACCGAAAAAAGTTTTTATAATCTTTTCAATAGGTTAAGGCGTCTACCTGGCTAACCCATTGATATCCTTAGGATTGACTTTTATCTTGGGTGGTGGTATAAAGAGACTATGATGAATGAGGTAGACATGATCATTACCGCCTCCGACGTGACCGAACACAAGGTGCACTGCTTCAGCGCTGAAGCCTCTGAGCTGCGCATGCGCCCGGGTGAATGGCCCAACAGCATCAGGACCACTCTGGGTAACAAGCAGCCCTTTCTCCGTATAAGCGCTAAGATGACACCTGGTGGCGACCTCGGCGCTATGCTGTATCAGCAGAGCATGGGTTGCATCACCCTCACAATCTGGAATGACTGAAAGGTTAATGAACATATCCTATCCCGACGATTTTGACCTCGAGGTTTCCTGTGAGGAAGCTTACGAGCCGACCGCTGCCGACCTTGCTGAATACGAAGAATACCTCTCCACCATCGAAAATAACGGTTGACTTTAATCCCAATCTGGGATAAGGTTTGCTTATACACAAAAGGACACTGACATGCCCCGTGGCGTTCCGAAAAATGGCTACCGTAAGACCCGCACCGCTAAGACGGACAAGATGGACAAGATCATGAACGTGGTTCAGCCCTCTGAGCCCGTTATCGTTGAGACTGACGAGGAAATTGAGCAGAAGCTCAACGACCGTTTTGAAATCCTCTCCGACATGGCAAATGCAGCCATCGACGGTGACGTTCGTGCGCTGATCGTGTCCGGTCCTGCCGGTCTCGGCAAGTCGTTCACCGTCGAGAAGGCGCTCGAGGCATGGGATCCCAATGCCACCTCCCATCGTATCGTGAAGGGCTACGTCAAGGCTCCGGCACTTTACAAGCTGCTGTATCAGCATCGTACTGCTGGTTCGGTGCTCGTGTTTGACGATGCCGACGATGTGTTCCTTGACGAGACTGCCATCGGTCTGCTCAAGGCCGCTCTGGACACTACCGACAAGCGCATCATCTCGTATATGACCGAGGGTACGCTGATTGACGATGAGTCGGCCGAGCGCATGCCCAAGAGCTTTCAGTTCGATGGTACCGTGATCTTTATTACCAACTACGATTTTGACGCCATGATTGACCGTGGGTCCCGGCTTGCGCCGCATCTTTCGGCTCTTGTGTCTCGTGCTCATTATATCGACCTGGCAATGAAGAATCAGCGTGACTACCTCATCCGTATCCGTCAGGTGGTACGTGGTGGTCTGCTGCAGAATATCGGCCTGGATGCTACTGCTCAGGCCGATGTGCTCAACTTCATCGAAAAGAATGCAACCCGACTCCGTGAGCTCTCTCTCCGTGTGGCTCTTAAGATTGGTATCCTTCGCCGTAAGAATGATGCCAATTGGATGAAGCGTGCCATTGTCACTTGCTGCAAAAACTAAACCTATGGTTGGAGCTAAATATAATCTTAAAACTAAACTTTTAATGAGTGCTGGCAATAAAATATATATGAATGTAAGTCAACGATGTATGCGTGATGTCGCCGATAAAACATATGATATAACTTGGTCTATATTCCAAAATCAGATTGCACATCTTATAAAGGGTGAAATAAATGAACGAGAATGATGTCGGCATCATCATGACAAACGCCATTGATAATTTAAATGAATAGAGTCTCGGATCAAGTCTTGCGCCAAGTCGAAGATCAAATCAGTGATCAAGCCTGGAATCAAATCTGGCATCAAGTCAGGAATCAAGTCGACAATCAAATCAGTGATCAAGCCTGGAATCAAATCTGGCATCAAGTCAGGAATCAAGTCTATGATCAAATATATGATGAAGTATGGGATGAAATTGAAAATCACTCTTCAAGACGTCTTAGGGTTGAGATTCGAAATAATGTCTCACCATTTTTTTTGAATCAAATTTCACTTGAAGTTTATTATCAAATTAGGAATTAAAAGTGTACAATGAATGTCAAGATTGTGATAGAATGGATTGCAGAGATCGTGGATGCATAGCGCCTACTTCTGCATCCAATTCTAGTAAGATTAATCATGAGTATACAAAAAGACCACGTGTAAAAATACCCAAATCACGTGACTTATATGAAGGATCATATACTTTAAATGCATCTAAAAAAGCTAAAGAAGAAGCAGAGAAAACATTGTTAAACAGCGCTATGAGTAAACTTAGTAAGGAAGAACTTGAAGTACTAAAAAGAAACTTAAACAAGTAAGGGGAAGCAATGCTTCCCCTTTTTTTAGTTGAAAAGTTCTAGAACTTTATCCTTATAGTCATCTCGATTCTTTATAAAAGTTTGAACTTCATAGTCATCATTTGATATAATAATGACTATTTGCGGGAACTTTAAATTGGTCAACTCTTCAGCCATCATAGAGTAAATGGTTGCTTGTAGAAAATAGTTTTGAATCCACTCTTCTTTCTTCTCTTTTCTAGAAGTCTTAAAATCTACAATAGAATTTACGCCATTATATTCTGCTAATAAATCTGAAGTACCAGCTGTGTTTAGTTTCTTTGAATATAATGCCGCTTCAACTCCATATACTTTATTGATATTTTTATCAAGAATTGGCTTAATGGTATTAAAGGTCATCATATTAAATGGCATGACTTTACGAGAATCAATGACGTCATTCATTAAGTAGTCTTCACAAAGTTTGTGTACGGCAGAACCTCTTGTGGCTGCTTGTCTGGAAATCTGTTCGGCTTTTTCTACACCAACTTTTGCTTTCCAGAGTTCTAATCCGGATTTATCTAACTTTTCACCTAATACTGTAGTGACGGAAGGAAATACTCCATCTGGTGTGATGTAGTATCTCTTTCCGTCTTTTTCAGTACGCTCTAGTGTAGCTAGATTTAGTAATTCATGAATGAACATTATTTAATCCCATGGTGCTTTAAACATTGGAGCCCAATGTGTAGGTTTATCACTATCATTATGACCTTCTGAATATTGAGCGTTTTCGGTGGTACCTGAATAGTACCACCGATTTAACCCAGGATATAATCTACCAAATCTAATCCATTTTTTATGCTTATTTGCAACTACAACAAATCCATGTTCTTTAGGATTATAATCTTCAATTGATTGCCAATTAAGCGGCAATCCCAAGTCTGTCTTTTTCAATGATGTAGTCACGAACTAAATCACTCCTCAAAATATCATTCTTATTAAATTCAACAAATTTAAAGCTTTTTATACCACGAATGATTTTCATAAATTGTGGAAGACCATTTCTTTCTTTTTCATTGGTGAAATCACTTTGGGTAAAGTCACCAGAGAATATAATTTTACAATTTTTACCAACACGTGTAATAACAGAATCTAATTCATGAAGAGAAGCATTTTGCATCTCATCTAAAATAATAATACAATCGTTTAGAGTTATGCCTCTAATAAATGAGGTTGATATAAATTCAATTATATTTTTTTGTTTTAGATAATCATAAGCATCACCACGCTTAAAAAGTTCTGAACATATAGCATAATATGGTGCTTCATATACTTTAGATTTTTCTTTGTTGTTGCCAGGAAGAAATCCCATATCTCTTGTAGGCACAACTGATCTTACAATATATAATTTTTTATAAGGAGAATCTTCACTGAGTATTTGATTGAGTGCTAGGTACATAGAAATATAACTTTTCCCAGTACCTGCAATACCATGAAGCATTAAATTTTTTCCTTGATCATAAGAATTAAACGTTAGTTTTTGATTCTCTGTTAAAGGAAAAACTTCCTGAAGATTAAAATTTATTTTATCTCCTACTGCTCCATTGCTCTCTTTATTTTGTCTTTTTTCTCTACGAGATAGTCTTTTTTTCGGTGGTGCTGACATTAAGTGAAACCTTTTTTGGTTCACGAGCATTTAAAAAGTATTTACGGTACTCTTGGATATACCACGACTATGGTGCTTCTTTATCTCTCTAAGGCGATCTCTGAAGCC